CCCAAATATTGTCTATTGAGATCAATGCAAGATATAGCAGTAGTTCCACTGCCCATGAATGGATCAAGGACAATATCATTGACATAAGAGTAATATTTTATGATTTTATCACTCAGTTCTTTTGGATACGGTGCAAGATGTTTTGATGCAGTTTCTGGATTTATTTTCCAAACATTAGATCTCTCATAGTTTTCCTTTACTAGAGACTGCTCTAAAATTTCATCCTTATAAGAACGTACAATTTTATCAATCAAAAATGTAGCTGGTTTTTGAAATATGAAAATAGTTTCAGTTACAATATTTGGTTTGTATGCAACTGGTTTACGGTGCTGATAGAATCCACCATTACGGTTGATAGCAGCACCTTCTGGTTTTAACCAAACAATATCATCAATATATTTCCATCCCATCTTTTCCATAATTGAAAAGAAGTGAAATGGAATTGCAAGACGCTTACTTTCATGCGCTCGAGACTCCCTTGCCTCAATAGCACACATTCTGCCTGGTTTGGTGACTCTTAAAACTTCAACAAAAACATCATTCAAGAAAGAAAGATAATCATCATAAGTTGGCCAAGTAGAATATTCTCTAGCATTATAATATGGAGGAGAGGTACATGTAAGATGCACACTCTCACTCCCAATACCTTTTAAAATTTCAGAACAATCTCCTAGAAAAATTTTATTCATCCTATCACACGACTAGATTCTTTATTACTATTACAATCTCCATTCTCAAGAGATTTTTTACCATGACACAATTTACAAAAAGTTTTTACATTAAGTGGAATATTATTATAGTGGTTTCCGTCTAGATGGTCAAGGTCAAGGGAATTTTGAAAACCAATCCACCCATCACGGGGAACTGGACAACTGAATCCAAGTTGACCATCAAAATTTTCACAATATGTTTTCTTATGAATTGTTACGCCAGGAATTGTTTTTCCCGTTTGCCTTGCCTTAACACAACGAGAACATTCAGACTTGATAGACCAGTTCTTCCACTCACGAACCAAAACTTTCCTATCACAACCATGATTAACACAATTAGGAAGTTCATGCCCCTCAGCAAAGAACTTTTGCTTCATTTGCTGAGAGATGGTACTAACCTTAGTCACTTTGATTTGTTTGAACTGAAGTTATTATAATACAAAAAAAGACCCCTTGCGGGGTCTCTGTGACAGTTATTAAATTGTCTATCAACCAATTGCAGGTGCGGTGAGAGCAACAGGAGTTGACTCAGCAGCAGCAAGGTCAAGAGGGAAGTTGTGAGCATTACGCTCGTGCATTACTTCCATACCAAGACCAGCACGGTTCAGAACATCTGCCATAGTGCTAACACCAAGAGCAGTAAACCAGATACCAACTACAGGCCATGCAGCAAGGAAGAAGTGCAGTGAACGTGAGTTATTAAAGGATGCATATTGGAAGATTAGGCGACCAAAGTAACCGTGAGCAGCTACAATGTTGTAGGTCTCTTCTTCTTGTCCGAACTTGTATCCGTAGTTCTGTGACTCATTCTCTGTCGTCTCGCGGACAAGAGAAGAGGTGACAAGAGATCCATGCATAGCAGAGAACAGAGAACCACCGAAGACACCAGCAACTCCCAGCATGTGGAAAGGATGCATAAGAATGTTGTGTTCTGCCTGGAAAACAAGCATGTAGTTGAAAGTTCCTGAAATCCCCAGAGGCATCGCATCAGAGAAGGATCCTTGACCGAAGGGATAGACCAGAAACACTGCGCTAGCAGCAGCAACGGGTGCAGAGTAAGCAACACAAATCCAAGGACGCATACCGAGTCGGTAAGAAAGTTCCCATTCGCGTCCCATGTAAGCATAGATACCAATCAAGAAGTGGAATACGACCAGTTGGAAAGGTCCACCATTATATAGCCACTCATCTAGGGAAGCAGCTTCCCAAATAGGATAAAAGTGTAGTCCAATTGCATTAGAAGAAGGAACAACAGCACCAGAGATAATGTTGTTTCCGTACATGAGTGAACCAGCAACTGGTTCGCGGATGCCATCAATGTCTACAGGGGGAGCACCAATGAATGCGATGATGAAGCAAGTAGTTGCTGCCAGGAGGCATGGAATCATTAGAACACCAAACCAACCTACATAAATGCGGTTGTCGGTGCTAGTGATCCATTCGCAGAATTGTTCCCAAGTATTTGATTGTCGTTGACGTGAAATTGTAGCAGTCATTTTTTCGTAAAAGGGTAAGTAAAAGTCCAGGGGGTTCTGGATGTTACGGTATTCCCCACACCACCCTCCAGTGTGGGTATGAGAGACGTTTTTATACTCCCCATAGGTCTCGGTTAATGGGAGTTACAAAGATTAAAGAGGTGTTACATTCCTTAACCTGTTGATGTATTTATCATAACATTGTTTCGAAACCCTGTCAATAGGTCCAATTACTCAGGTGGCACAGGGCAACGAGTCTTTTAATCAATGTGACTTTTTTGTAAACACTCTACTAAATATACATGAATATTAAAAAGTAAAGATGTCCAAGTCGCCTAATAAGAAGGGTAAGAAAGGACCTTCAAAACAAAATCAAGGTAATGCGACTGCGAGGAAAGCAAAAAACGGTGGAAAGAAAAAGTGAGGTTATATGCCACGCGAATGGAATACTCCCAAGCGTGAACCTTGGAACGCACCGATACATAACATCCTAAAGGCAATAGACAATCACACTCAAGAATACTTCAAGAGTGGTGATTTGTGGCATCTAGAAAAAGCAGATATGTTGAGACAATATCTTAGAGAACTTAAAAGTTGGATTCATAAACAAGAAGGAAGATGAATGAAGTTGTCTGGTCAGTTATTATACTGTTAGGTATAGGTCTAACAGGAACTTTATGGTCCATTTACTATATACTTAAGATGGCAGCAGATGAAGTAAATGTATCAATACAAGATAAAGAAAATTCACAGGGTCATTGATGGAGACACTGTTGATATTGATATTGATTTAGGTTTTGATATTACCATCAGACAAAGAGTTCGTCTCAAAGATATTGATGCTGCAGAAACGAGAACCAAAGATCTAGAAGAAAAAGCAGAAGGTATTAAAGCAAGACTTTGGTTGGAGAAAGAACTTGCCCGTGAAGGTGAATGGATTATAGATACTTATAAAGAAGATAAGTACGGAAGAATCTTAGGAACTCTATATTTCGTAGGAGATCCTGTTACGGTCAATGAAAGAATGTTAAACGAAGGTATAGCAAAGCCGTACATCTAAAATGAAACCAACATTTCTCATTGGATTGTTAATTATGAGATTAATAACCAACGAGGGTATTTTCAATGAAGGACGCAGACCACAACCAAAACGACAACCAACAGAAGTCATCAGATTCATCAGAAGACCAGCAAAAAGAGGTAGGAAAAAAACATGGTTCTATCCTGAATAAGCTCATCTTTGTTGTCTGTTGTTCCATTATTACATTTGTAGGAATGAATTTTGTTGCATGTAACTTTATGATTCCAGGAACAATCAATCACGCAAATCTTTTAGGTGGACTAAAAAACCCTCCTCCTTCAGATTGCAATGAATCTCAAAGAAGAGGGTATGAAACTTTACTAACTATTCTAACTACAGTAATTGCTTTAAGAACTAAGTTAGAAGATTAAGAATTCCAAAGTTTACCTTCCGCTTTTCTTCTCCTCAATAGTCCTGCTTCTACATTTGTTCCTGGATTACGATATAACTCCAGTGCTTTTGGAACTTCATTCCATTTCTTTTCTCTAAGAACTCTGGTTATGGTATTAAAATTGGAAGACCCGTAAAAACCAGCACCAAGATTATAAGCAAAAGATAAAAGAGCTCCTTGTTGATTTTCATTCATCTCATTCCAGTAAGGGATTTTTTGAAGTGCGGGAATAAATCTATGCTCAAGATCAAATAGTAATAACTTATCAGCATATTCTTGCGTTATCCGCTTTCCAAGCATAAAAGTAGATCCATTAAAATCTTTTGTACTTCCCCAACCAATTGTGATTGGTTCTTTTTTAGTAAGAGGATCTGGATATGCGTACAAGTGACATCCCTCAAATTCTTTAATTAAATCAACACCACATTGAGGAATTTTTAATTGTGGTGTTGATTCTACTTTTTTGCATTAAAAATTCTTCCCCATCCATCATTGCCTTTAGGACACCATCTACGGGCAAGTTCTGAACGCTTGTAGACTGCTCCTTTGCCATTTGATACAGTTCCAGTATATCCATCATTAAGACTTCCATAAGGATCATTGACAACATAATCACCAGATGGAGTCTTGCCAATAACTACAACCATGTGCCCGCCAGTAGGTGCAGATAGAGAACCCCTGTGCAGAATACCAATAACGATAGGTCTCCCAGCGGATAAATTATTATCAAGATCAGCAAAAGAAAGACTGTAACTAAAGTGTGACTGAATACCATAAGAGGCAAGAACTTTGGTCTGAACCAAATGATCAGTCGTGTCGCCAATTTGGAAAACTTTTTGTACATAGGCGTCATCGCCCTTAGGTCCTTTTAGTGTGCCAGGTTTAAAGTATTCAAGACACATTGCACAAGCGGATGAATTACAAGTTCTATCAGCATCTCTGTAATTATCCGTCTGTGGATAAAAAGGAACTGCTAAGATACTTGCTTGTAGTTTTTCTTCCTTAGTTCTATAAATTCTTACCCAGTTAGCATCATCCTGCATCAACTCCTGTGCTTTTAAAAGCAAATCTTTTTCAAATTGCTCAACTGCAGCAACGTGCTTTGGATTCTTTTCGTCGTAGAATTTAAAAAAGTTATGAAGATCTATAATCATTTGCATACCCAAACCCTGCACTGTATTTATGAAAAAAGGAGGGTTTTACCCCTCCTTACTTCAAAGATCTTCCGTTGTTTTATTGATAGCGTATGAAATAAGAACTAAAGAACCAATGCTAATAAGAGTGAAAAGTATTTCGTGAAACATTGCTCTTATCTAAAAGTACATTACTACTTATACAGTTGCTGCAACTTTAGAGTTAAGGTATTCAAGAACCTTTTCTGGAGTGGTTGCTTCATAAGGATCAATTTCCACATTATCACCTTTACCTTCTTCAACACTCATCCATTCAATTTCAATATTATTTACAACAGCAACATACCTCCAAGAACGGATTGCAAATCCAAGATTAAACTTAGGAACAAGCATATCCATACCATGAGTAAGCTCACCATTACCATCTGGAATTAGTTTTACTTTTTTAATTCCAAGATCTTTTGCCCAAGCATTCATGACAAAAGCATCATTAACTGATGCACAATAAATTGCATCAATTCCAAGTTCTTTAAACTCATCAAACTTTTCCTCAAATCCAGGAAGTTGGTAAGAAGAACAAGTAGGAGTAAATGCTCCAGGAAGACCAAAAAGAATTACACGCTTTCCTGCAAATAGGTCAGTTGTACTGTAAGGAACAAACTTACCGTCTTCACGGAACATTATATCAACATCAGGAACTTTAGTTGCCATTTTTTAGAATTCTCCAAATTTGCTTGAGGTGAAAAATAATTTGTTTAAATTTAGAAACTTTTTCTTTTTCTTTTCTTGTAGTTTCTATAATTGTTTCTCTTTTAGAATCGGCAGGGACAAACTTAATGTCTGCCCATATTTCTGCCTTTTTAATAGATTTGCCTTCGAAAATGTTCATTTCTAATCAGAGTTAGAAAGTCAAATATGATTATAGCACAAATATGAGAAATCACCAAATTCCAGGAATAATCTGCCCAGTAAGAGCATAAGATCCCATAGCAGCAACAATGCCAATCATTGCTGCCCAACCGTTAATACGTTCTGCACGTTCGTTCATTGTTTTTCTCCTTAGTTTACTTTAGAATAGATAGATGTTTCACCATAGTCTCGGTGAATTTTGTAACCAACAACTGCACCTTTAGTATTCATTAGGGCAGGCATAAAGACAATAGTAAAGAATACTGCAGGTG